TTATTTTATTTTAGTTTAATAAAAAATAAAATATAATAGTATAATATATAATGTCCGCTGATTTTAAGACTACTTTAATTAAAGATGCTCGCCTCGCCGACATCACCGATGAACTCACATACGCAGTCGCATCTGGTGCTTCATCAAATACATATCAACAATTTTCTGCCGTTTCTACATCCAATTCTGCAATTTCTTTCAATATTCAAGTCCCATCTGAAAATATTGTAGTTTCAAGAGAAGTATTGTTAGATACTGATATTTATTTTACTATTAGTGTTACTAACGTCGTGGTTGGTGGTACAGCATTTAATTACGGCGTTAGTGATGCTCCTCAAGCATTTCCCCTCAACTCTTTATTTTCAACCTGCTCGGCTCAAATTAACAATACTAATGTCTCATGTAATCTTCAAGATGTTCTTCCATCAATTCTTAGATTGAATAACAATAGAGAACTTTATAGATATAATGGTATGTGTCCAGTTTTACCAGATCAATCATACAAACAATTTTTAAATGGAGTTAATACAAGTAATAATGCTTTAGGAGATTTTCAAGATCAATCATATGATGGTGATTTGCTACCTCGTGGAGCATTTCCAATTCAAAATTTTGCTATGGTTCATAACATTTTTGGAGGTGGTCAAGATGCTTCTCCAATTTCAACTAACGTTGCTGATACTTGGACTATTACTGGATTTATTCATGTTACCGAACCACTTTTAGGGTTGTCACCATTTATCTATGGAGAACCTGAATATAACAAACAAGGTTTGGTTGGGGTTAATGCCATGTCATTTGTTTTTAATATTGATAGTTCTTGTAAAAGATTTTGGTCTACATCTAATTTAACATACAATTATTCAGTTGCTTTAGGTACTCAGGCTCAACCAAATCCTTTTCAAAATTGTCGTATGTTAGTTAATTTCTTATCAAGTCAACCTTCCGATTTACTTTCTGCTAAAAATGTTGTCCCTTATATGGATTTACCTAGATATTTGTCTCTTCAATCTGCTACTGCACCTATGGCACCAGGGGCATCAGCGTCATTTTCTTCTCAGAATATTCAGATCAATCAATTACCAGATTATTTTATTATTAATGTTCGTAAGCCAATGTCTCAACAAAGTGTAAAAGATACTTCCTCATTTTTAAGAATTAATAATATTAGTGTAAATCTTAATAATACATCTGGTCTGTTATCATCAGCAACACCTCAAGACCTTTGGAGAATTTCTGTCAACAACCACTCTACCCAAAGTTGGGCAGAATTTTCAGGACAAGTTTCTGTAGCAAATAATAATACTGGTTTGGGTAGTATTGTATCAACTACTGGTTCTCTTTTGATTTTATCTCCAGCATATGATTTAAGTTTACCAGATTATTTGTCATGTGGTTCAATTGGTCAATATAATTTTCAATTTCAAATTAATGTTACTAATACTGATAATGTTAATGTTACTCCAGAAATTTGTATAATCTGCGTAAATTCAGGTATTTTTACAACTCTATCAGGTTCTTCAAATATTTATACTGGTATTCTAACAAAACAAATGGTTTTAGATGCTAAAACATCTGAAGAGGCAGTTGACCCTGTATCATCTGTTCAATATAAACGTTTAGTTGGCGGTGCTATGTTGAACAGAGTATCTTCCGCAGTTAAACGTATGCCAAAAAATTTACGTAGAAAAGTTGGTCTCGGTGTGGGAGCACCAGCTTTTTCAGGAAGCGGAGTAATTCTTGGATCAGGTAAAAAAGGTAAATCTAAACTTGAATCACTTTGCGGATAAATTAATTAATTAAAATAATAATATAAAGAAAGCACATTATAATATATTATAGCATATTATAATGCCAAGAAAACCAATAGATTATAGCAAATGTGTGATTTATAAACTCTGCTGTAGAGACCCAACTATTACAGATGTATATGTAGGTCATACAACAAATAAAACTAATAGAAAAAGACATCATCGTGTTGCTTGCAATAATGAAAATGATAAAGATTATAATATATATGTTTATCAATTTATTCGTGATAATGGAAGATTTGATAATTGGGAAATGATTATTTTAGAAGAATACCCCTGCGAAAATGTTAATCAAGCAACATTGAGAGAAAGATATTGGTTAGAATCTCTTAATGCTACATTAAATAAATGTATTCCATCAAGAACTAAACAAGAATATTACTTACAAAATAGAGAAATTATAAATAAGAAAAGATATGAAAAAATTGAATGTGAGTGCGGTAGTAGTTACACTAAAAATCATCAAGCAAGACATTTCAAATCTAAAAAACATATTGAATATTTAGAAAGAAAAGAAGAATAATTATCAATTTTCATTTTATTTAAAAAAATAAAATTAAAATACTTATATATAATATAATGTCATCAAGAAGTTATTCACTTGCTTTTGATAACCCATATAATAGAAAAATTATTGATATACTCCGTAAATATGAGATGAATTCTGATACTAACGGGCAACCTGATTTACTTCACTATACTAATTCTAGACTTCAAGGTGGTTCTATGGAAACGATGGAATTTAAACATCCTCATTTACTTCATATGTCTAAAGGTGATATGCCCTACACACCATTTCCTAGACCAATGAGAAGATATGCTGATGTTTCACGTGGTGCTGGAAGACCCCCTGGAATGATTTCCCCGTATGTAGAACCAGTAGATCCAAAATCTTTAATTGATGCTGGAACTAGTGCTGTGTATCCTATTTATAATGCTCTTGAACTAAAAGCAGTTGGAGGTTGTAGATGTATGGATATGCCTGTAGTTGAAGTTAAACCAGTTTCAGGAGGATCCAAACGTAGTAAAAAATTTGGTAAAGCATTATTGAAAGAAGTTGCACCAATTGCTAAAGATATTGGAGTGACCGCAGTTAAAGAATTAACTAAAGAAGCAATTAAATCAGCATTTAAACCAAGTAAATCTGGAAGTGGACGTAAAAGAAAATCAATTAAAACTCAGATGGAACTAGAGCCAAGTCCGGAAATGGCAATTGCTATTGTTCCAGAAGGATCAGGTAAATCTAGTGGTAAAATGAAACGAGCAGAAATTGTCAAACAAGTAATGAAGGAAAAAGGAATGAAACTTATTGAGGCTAGCAAATATGTTAAAGAACATGGATTATATAAAAAATAAAAATATATGAATAAAAAATAAAATATAGCAAAATAAAAAATATATAATATAAAATATTATATTATATATATAATGCCTTCAATACCAAAATATAATCAACGTAGCACTGATGATTTAAACTACGCTAAGAGAAGATTAGTTGATTCAGAAAAAAAAGGAATTGCAAATTTAATTTCTCCATCTTTAAAAGATTTAACTAATGGGGATGCTCAAAAAATAGCAGAAAAAATATTGGAATATCTTGATGAAATTATGATTTTAATCCAAAAAACTTTTGGTTATTTTGATGATGTTCAATACTCAGAAGGAACAAGATATGAACTTAAAAATATTTCAGATGCTCCAAAAGTATTTTCAATTTTAATAATAGCAAATAGAATTTGTTTAAAAGCATTATCATTATCTAAAAAATTAAGACACGTAATAAATTTTGTAAATTCTTCTACAATTGAAAATTTTAAAAATAAACTTGTAGAATTAAGTGATCTAGTAGATGTATATATAGGAGATGTATTAAATACATTTTTATCAGATTTACAAGTGAGATCAATGTTAGGAACAAATGATTTTGCTAGTGAAGTTGAAAGTATAATAAGTGATTTAGATAGTGCTGAAAGTGAAGACGCAAGTCAATTAGATCTATTGGACCCTAATGCTTGGTTCAATGATACTGAATTAGGATTTTTAGATAATTTAGCAGGTGCTATTAGAGATGCTATTGGAGTTGCCGATGATGAAAGTAGTGAATCAAGTAGTTCTGGTTTTCAAACTGCTATAGGAGATGAAGAAAGTAAAGATGATGTTCAAGAAGGATTAAATAGATTTAGACAACCAAGAAGAAGAAGAAATGTTGGTAGAAGATCTATTGCGATGTATCAAAATGTTGCTTCTAAATTTCAAGATAATATTTCTGAACTTTACAATATATTAATAGATGCTATTGATAGTTACAATCAATCTAGAATACAACCTGATGAATTATTAACTGAAAGAAAAGAAAAAATGAATAGAGAATATATTGGAAGTGGTAGAGTTTATTCAGTTGGAAATAAATATGCTGAACAATTATATAATTCTCAAGGTTTATATAAATAAATCAGCAAACCTGCGGTTTTCCGAACCTTTCCCTTGAAGAAAAATATTTAAAATTAATATAATTTTTTTTATAAAAGTGTCTCAACAACATCCTAATCTTTAATCTCAAGGATTAGGATTAGATTAAGATTAGATGTTATTGAGAGAAAAATTTTTTAG